CCAACCTGGACGCTCGTGAAAGTTGTTCTTAAACTCTTTGATCTTTTCAATAATCTCTTCGCGTTGGCTACCAGTTAGTACATCCAATAGTAGTTCACTCATAAAGTCCTGCATAACCTTGGGCGTATCACTGCGCTTTAGATCCAAGCCCATTGCTTTTACTTTGCCTGGCTTGCCATCTGTATCCAAACGGAAACCTTCTAAATCATAGATCAGTGCTGCATAACGCTTCTTGGTAATGTATAGACCTTTAGTTGCAACAATCTCTCTGCCGCCTTTAATGATCTCACCGTTAGCTCTTGGGCAATGAAAAGCTCGTTCCATAAACACTGGAAACTCTAAGTTAACCTGATCTGCAATACCATCATAGAGTTGTGCAACAATCTCTTTTGTCCACTCTTGCCTGCCTGCCTCAACATCTTCTCGCATCATAGGCCATGCACTAAAGTACACCGAATCAGTATCGCCATATACAATAGCGTCACCTACATGATCTTCTTTGCCTGTAAGGAGACCATTAACTGTTTCAGCCATTCGCTTGCTGATGCACCTTCCAGTAAGAGTTGTGGATTGCCCAATACGATGGTCAAAGAAACGACACCCAGGATTAAGAATAGCACCATATAAACTATTGAGATTAATCTTCTTAACCAATTGTCGCTTATCCCAATATTCAACATCACCTTTTTCATCCTTTGCTCGTTTCAATTCTTTTTGCATATCTTTACGCTCTGCATACCAACGTTCAAGCAGTGCAGGGATAATACCTTTGCGTTCATATGTAAAGATAGTACCATTAGCACTAAGCGTCCATGGCTGATTACTGTCAAATACAAGCCGCCAAACATCATACGCACTCAGCGTATCTTCGTCACCGTTTTCCCAGTCAATGGTAATCTCTGTGCCACGCTCCATGTTCATAACTGCTTGGTATTCTTTTGATCCAAACTCGCCTTCCCATGCATCCGCAAAACTCTTTTTATTTGCCATATGTGTGCGAACTGCATGTTCAGTCATTGTTTGACGCAGTTGTCCTACCACAGTTTCAGGACCCATGTTAAGCGCACGAATAACACTAGGATACAGACTGTTAATATCAATAGCACCAATCCAGTCATGCAATCCCTTCTTGGGGTATGCAACATATGCACCTGCTGCAGTAGTGCTTTCGCCGTCTCTGTTCTTACGATTAGGAACAACCATACCACGAGCATGTGCATCGTTGATAATAGCCTGCTCTGTTACAGCAACAGCACCCATAGTAGTCATTAGTAGCACAGTGTTTTCATGTGCCAACACATTACTTAGGTCAATAAAGCGCAGTTTCTTGTCCAGTTTGTTTAACAGTGCAGTATCTTGTCTGTTATAGTCAATGAACTTTTCAAAGTCTTGATTGTATAACTGATCCAGTGTACCTTCATATGCAACCTTGCGTTCATCTAGTTCATGTTCGCCAATGCTGTCTAGTGTATAACTGTGTCGTTCTTCATAGGTGTATTTGCGATACAGTTGCATATAATCCAAATGCACACGCCCTACTAAATCAAATGTCACACTTTCTTTACCAAAGCGTTCAAATGTGCGCTTCTTAGGCAGTTGACCAAACAAGCACCAGCGTCTGTTGTCATCTTTACTAAGCACACGGGTAATGCGATTTACTGTGTAAGGAATATCATATCCTTCACTGTTCCATCCGCTTACAATGTCTGCATCTTCTAGCAAGTCCAAGAACACACCAAGCATTTCTGCTTCACTGGTAAACAAGTATGTGTTGTCGAAACGCTTGCACAAATCTGTAGCAGTTTCCATTGTCATGCCACTTGGCGGAATAGCCAGTGTGACTAGTTGATCTGTCCAGTCCAAGTATATTGAGATTGCTGTAATAGGATTGAAAGGATCCTCAGGACTACTGTATCCCTTTTCTTTGTGGAAGTCTACCTCAATATCGAAAAAAGCAGTTTGTAGTTTAGGCGCATCTGCGTTTAGATAGTTGTCTGCTAAACAGCGGAACACAGGATTAATATCGCTTTCCCATAGTCCATTACCGCTTTGGATCTTTAGTTCACGCTGAAACTCTTTGCGATTGCGTGTACTAAATCTACTTACAGGCTTGTCATAGATAGTTTTATATTTGCCACGTGGATCATCATAGTAGAACACATAGTTGGCAGGATATTCGCGATACTCTCGCTTGCCATCTACACGCTCTACAACATGAATACGATCATTGTCTCTGTCAAACCATGCGTCTACATAACTCATTGTTTAGCCTTATACCATTTATACATGCCCCAACAACTCATTGTGGCCCAAAATATCTCTAGTGTTATGTTAGCAAGAACTGGCTTAAAATACAAGTTAATTCCTAATAGTATTGCTACTACGAGATTGAAAAAACTATACCAAAAACCTTTGGCATCAATACGATCTGTTTGTAGCATAAAGTATGTGCCTACAAGCAGCAACATACCACATTGTCCTACAATGTCACTCCAGTGAAGTGTGTAATAATCTACCATGCTCCGACTGCTATCCCATATCCAAATACATTTACTAAACTAAAATAGAATGTAAGCATCATAACCCATGCTGCTCCTCGTCTATATGCAGCATAACACTGTGTTGTGCTACCAATGAAAAAGAACGGATATACAATGCTCATGTCTGGATCATACGCATTAACAGCCAAGGTAAGACTAGCCCCTACTGTGAAAATGAAACTAACAAGTTCAAAGTAGAATGCCGTCTTATCGCTGGCGTAACTATTGATCCAAAACTGTTTTATTTTTTGCACTTAGATTTTGCCTACAGTAGCCAAGATGTTCTCAAGCTCGCTGTATTCATCACTGTGCTTCTCAAAGTCTGCTTTGTATGCTGTGCGCAATGCTTTTTTAAGCACTGTTGGCTTGATCTGCATTTCTTCTGCAATCGCTTTGATTGTATCATTGAGACCATCATTGAGATCATCAACTTCCTGCATTACAGTAATGCCTTCATTTACTAGTTGTGTTAGTTTTGCTTTGTCTTCGCTCGAAAAAACTCTGTCACTCATGTGAGTACTCCTTGTTGATTATCTGTTTATTATATATGTATGTGGGAGAAGTGTCAACTAATATGTTGCGTTATTTCAACAATAAGGTCTGACTTGCCTTTGATAAGTCTGTGGTAAACTGCTTCTGGAATAAAGTAATCTCTGCCAGGCACTAGAGCCATAGGTAAACGGTTGTCTAACTGTAGACTCCATCCTGCACCTTCTAACACACGAACTGTACGATCTTCAGCGTCACGGTGCCAGCAAAGGTCACTGTTATCTGCGTCTTCTCTAAATGTTCTTTGTTTAATGTTAGGTGCGACTTGGGTTTCTGTGTAAGGTTTATTCATGCTATTTTAAAAATATTATTTCCTCAAATTCTAGATAGGGACTTGATATTGCTAATTCAAGATCTTCTATATTAAGTATTTTTCCAACTACAGGTTCACCAATAAATGATTTTGTAGTTTCCCATGTATACTTTTCTATAAACTCTGGACAGTGTTTTGTAAACCATTCATAATAATTTTCATACGTTGCATCAGATCCATATTGCTTTAATATTATGTTAATACCTGGTTTAACAAAATCATGAAACTTACATGTTTGCATAATGTTTGTATTGTCATTTTGCATATATACCATTGATGGATTATGTCCCACCCACGGATTTTGTAATTTTATATCACCTACTTCGCAAACTCTTTTGGCAGGATATTCTTCAGGAGTAATTTCAAACCCGCTATCATTATACCATTCTAGTTGTAACCAAGATCCACGTTCGTTGTTATCTTGTATACTATGTAGTGCAAAATGAATATCGTGTACTAAATCATCATACTCTGCTGGCAAATTCTCATAGCCGTCGCCCACTAGGTATTCTATATCTTTATGTAAAATCGTAAGATTTTCTAAACTTAAATCCGAAAGATCCCAGTCCCAACCTAAACAATCATTTGCCTTTTTTGCCAATTCACATAAAACATCTAGTGTGTAATATTTTTTGTCTCTAAAAATTACATTACTATCTTCTAAATACTGAGATTTGAGAAGGTTATAGTATTTTTTTGCTAGTTCTGTTTTATTAAGTTGTACTTTAAGGGATGGAGTATTATAGAATTTTATTTCAAAATCTACCACCATTGTCCGCCTTTAACTCCTAGGCTTTTGTAGCGTGGTGTACGACACGCCCAATAACCTGCTTTTGTTTTGTCATTCTTTTCTTTACACTTGTGGCGTGCTACAAAACTTTTAACTGCGCCTCTGTCTTTTGCTTTTACGCTAAGTCCAGTTGTGTCGCCCCATGATACTTTAATCACATTGCCTTTTTTATTCTTTGTGTATACATAAAACTTTTTACTACCGCCACGCTTTGGACTGTTAAGTTTTACTTTGCGTCCCTGATACTCTGCTTCGTCTAGTTCTTCTTCTTCAATCATAGGCACATCAAGTGCTACCATTTCACCTTCGACCATAATACATTCGCCAATGTCTGTAGCGATCAGTTCTTGATCTTCCCAATCCAAGTTTAGTTTGTCTGCGCACTCGCGTACTTGACGATAAAATTCTGTAAATGCTGCACTACCTGGACGGAACATGCACTCTGTAAATGGAACACGTTTAGCAACATGCTCACGGATTGCTGCTTGCACATCCTCAAACTGACTTTGTGTGAGTCTTGCTTTTAGTGTTTTATTGCCCATAGTGTAACTTGCATCAGTTTGCTTTTGACCACTGTAACGCTGTGTTTGCTTAACATCCATACCGCCAGCACTAAATTTAGCAGATTTCGTAAAGCCAGTCTCTGGACTACCTTTAACACTCAAAGTAGTAGGACCTTGTTGATAAGTTGCTTGCTGATAACCTGGTGTACTATCTGGTCTAAACGTTTGCTTTGCTTGGAAGCCGCCAATCTTAGGAGTTGCAATACTGCGCATATTTCCACTGCGATCTCTAACAACTGTGCCGCCTGCATCTTTTGTAGTAACTCTGTCTGCTGTTGTAGTTGTAGTTACACCTGCTGGGTTTGTTGTTGAAGCACTGTAGTTACCACTAGCATCTCTAGATACACTAGCACCACGGGCAGCCGCTTGTCTTACTGCTTTAGGGGCATCAAGCATACTGTCTGTTGGCCTAGCACTTGCAGGACCATCTTGACGTCCTATACGTTCTCTAGGTGCTTCTGTAATAAACTCGTTTGCTCTCATTTTACTTGTTCCAATTACCTTGTGATTTTTTAGGTGCTGGTGCTGCA